AGTACATTACCATACTTAACTATATCGTTAAGCTTATAGAACGTGGCTGCAGCCCATTCACCAGCATTGTAAATCCCTTCAGTATGAAGTGACCAACTACCAGCGTCAGTTCCGTACCATTGTGCTGCTGAAGAAACCGATGTATGGTTTGCTGTAGCAACGTAAGTGTTAGCACCAAATTTAACGATGTCATCGATGACATAGGCGGTCGCAGCCGTCCAGTCACCTCGCCAGTTAAATTTTAGTCTACCAAGTCTAAAATCTGCCATTTGTTTTTCCTTTACTTAGGTCCCTCGGTTGTATAATCGTAAGATTCATTGAAACGGACACAGAAATATCCGTTGTCATCGATGAAGTAGGTTACTTTCCTACTATCAAATCTATATTGTTGATATTGATCTTGTGGATGGTTAGTATATGATTTAGATTCTGTAGTCTCTTCTACATAATCCGTCATTCCAGTTGCAATATCTAGGTACGGTGTACCATCTTTACGGTGGAAAGTTACTACATCGTCATCAATACTTCTGATTTTGGTATAGTTGAGCATACCATCGTCGTCTCTTGATAACGCATGAATTGTGAAATCGTTTCCTAGATCGTAGTTATTGCTTGCAAAACCTGTGCCACCGCCACCACCTGAGCTAGTGCCACCGCCTCTAAAACTATCGCTAATGTACATTGTCATGTGACAATAACCCTCCAGTAAACTCCTTCCCAAATTAGTTGGACACCTGCCCCTTTAACGTCAAATACAAGCGGAGACGATATAACTCCATATGTATTTTGAAATTGTCGTCCGATAGGGTCCGTCAGAGTAACATTATTTATATCCCAACTAAACTTTACGTCAATAAACTCTATAACATCCCCAGACTTGGGAACCAATTGGTTATTGTAAAGTGGGAGTGTTAACGATATTGGACCATTTGAAGAGTCCACCAAATAACGAAGGCTCGTTCCTAGAGTTTGATTTGAATTAATGTATTCCCATCTTGCTCTAAAAACATCAAATCCACCAGTGGTGGTTCCGTCATGAATGACGGCCATATTTTTGTCAGTATCAATCGTCAGCTCACCTTGTGCTCCAGTGAAAAGAGCATGCTCAGCTGTAGTACCTCTTCGGAATTGAACCTGAGTTGTCATCAGTGCTTATTCGATACCAAATATATTTATGAGATATTTATATTAGATAATCCAACCGTAAGATCTTGGTGGTGCAACCTGTATGCGTCTTGTTGTACCTTCACCAACATGTAGAATAACTCCACCTTCAGATACAAATCTCTGATATGGTGCAATAACTGTGGTTGAAATATCAATCTCAATTGGGCAGTGTCCTTCGTAACTGAAGACACGGAGGACTTCTGCACTTGATATAGAAGGTATGCGACCTGAACCAACGAAGCTCTTGACAATAGTAGGAACATTGTCCTCTTCGAAGACATCGATTGTTGCAAGACCAGATGCAACTGTTGTGATACTGGAAGTAGATTCTCCAGAGAATTGTGCGGAACCTTCTCCAACATATCCTTTCCTTGTGAAGGATTCTGCACCTGATCCTCTGACCTCGACAGTAACATCTGTAAGAATATTTCTGACAACAGCCTGTCTCGCAACACCCAAGAAGTCGAAGATTGCAACATTCTCGACTGCAATTGTTCTGGACTCGGATGCATTGTTCCATGTGAAGAAGGATCCAGTTCCAACTGTGACTCTTGTTCTTGGTGTATCTGCTGCACCAAATACATGTACAACTCCATAGAGTTCTGGAGAGAATGTAATTGTCTCTGCTGCACCAGCAAAGTTGTAAAGACGACCGAATCCAGTGTATGCTTCTGTATGTTTCTCGTCTGCAATACCAGAAACACCAAGATCGATTTGAGAAGTCCAGTGGAATGTACGACGCTCAATGCTGCTAACAAAGTTGAATAGATTTCCGAATCCAACTTCTGCGTATGTTGTTGCTTCCTCTGCACGACCCTTGAATGTAAAGAGACCGTCTGCTTCTGGTGCGACTCCAACACTTTCTGAAGCACCAGAGAATGCAAAGAGTGTACCAAATACAATCTCTCTTCTGACAACAACCTGACTTGAAACACCACCAATAGAGAATAGTGCTGTAGTCTCGTCTGGGTTGACAGTGAAACTCTCTGAAGCACCACTGATGTTGAAGATACGTCCTTCTCCAACAAAGTCTCTTGTACGAGTAACGTCTGTTGTAACATCGACGTAGATAGTACCAGAACCAATATTGTTTGGTGTGAATCTCTCGAATGCCTCTCCAGCAATATCGACGAATACTGGTACTTCGTCTGGACTCCATACAACATTTTCTGTTGTCCTTGTGCCACCAATAGAGAATAGTAACTGTCTCTCTTCTGGATTGAAGGTAACACTTTCGGATGCACCACTGATATTGAAGATGCGTCCTTCTCCAATAAAGATTTTGGTACGAGAGAATGTTGACGTAACATCGATTGTTGTAGTACCAGAACCAATCCAGTTTGGAATGTACTTGATACTTGCTGTGCCAGACAGTTTGGACTCGACTGTGAATCTCTCGCTGAAGGTTCTGGTGAATGCACCAAACCCTTTGAGTGCCATGTCTGCCTGGAATTCTGGCAAGACAAATGTGACACTCTCTGCTGCACCACTGATAGCAAATATACGACCTTCGCCAACCCATGCATGAGTTCTGGAAGATGTAGAAGCACCATCGATATCGATTTCGATTCTTGGTTGCTCTGCAAATGTGAGGATTGGTTCTGAAACTTCTCCACTGAAGAGAATTTCTGCTTGACCAATCTCTCTGAATGTTGCAGCAACACCTGCTTTCTCTGGTCTGAACGAGATGTCTGCTTGGAACGCAGGTAACTTGAGAGTGATAGCCTCGTTTGCTGCTCCAATAGAGAACAGTCCACCAACACCAAAGTGGATATCGACGTTGACGACATCTGCAATACCACTGACGTAGATGTCTCCAAGTGGTTGTTCTGCGAATGTAAGTAGTGGATCTGCAATCTCTCCAGAGACTGTGAACGTACCAGATCCAATATTGCCACCAAAGGTGAAGCTCTGGGAAACAGCACCCTTGAGAACTGCGTCTGCTGTAAACTCTGGGAGTTTGAGAGTAATAGACTCTGCTGCTCCACCAACAGAGAAGACCTGACCGTCTCCTTGATAAGCACGTGTCCTGAGAAGACCAGCATCTCCAGTAACATCGACTGGAACGAATGGTTGCTCTGCAAATGTAAGTATCTCTGGACTTGATGTTCCACGTACTTCTGTGTGAACCAGACCAGCAATAGCGATTGCACGACTCTCGTCGAGACGACCTCTGAAGTCGAATAGTGCTCCAAGTTCGAGTGGGTTGAATGTAACAGCCTCGACTGCACCACTGAAGTTGAAGATCCGACCTTCGCCAATCCAATGCTTCGTAATAACTGGTACGACAGAAACGTTGAATATCTCTGTATGAGATTGACCAACCCAATCGTCTGTCTGTCTTTCGACTGCTGTACCAGTAATGTCGAGATCGACTGTAAACTGTTCTGAAGCAGTAAATCTCTGACCTGCAAGTCCCTTGAATGCAAGATCTGCTTGGAACGCAGGTATGTCGATTGTAATCGCTTCTGCACTGCGACCAATAGAATATAGATTTCCGAATCCATGGAAGTGGAGACTGAAGTTCTCTGCTGCGTTTCCAGTAACGTCGATAGTAACGAATCTGAATACGTCTGATACAACTGCCTCTTGACAGCGACCAGATACTTCCATGTGAGCAGAACCAACTTCTGCTGTGATGAACTTGACGCTTGTGTAACCACCAGCAAACTTGAATAGTGGTGGTGTTGTTGGAGGAACAGATACTGTACATTCTGCTGCACCACTCCAAGACCAAAGTGTAGGATCGTTGGTAACCCACTGAGGTGGAACACGGACTTCTGCATCGGAACGAATCTTGATCGCATGATCCCATTCGGTAGCATCCGATATGAAGATCTTGGTCTGTGAAGGTGCTGTGAGAGAAACAAAACTGACAAGTTTTCCAAATGGGTATTCGGAAATCTTTGTTCTGATAGAACTGATTGTGGATGTAAATCCATAATCCTCTCTTACCGTTGCACCAGGATCTGTAATAAATCCACCGTCGTGGACTGTTGTTGCTCCAGTAGTGAGCCAAGGATCGATCTCGTATGTCTGACCAACAGGTATGTTTGCAACAACACCATTGAGACCAATTCTGATAATAGAAGTTGGTGATACACCAGAGATACTCTGACTTGGTGTGATCTCGGTGATAGTACCGACACCAGGTAGACTTGCATAATCTCTGTACTGATATAGATTCTCAGAAGAATCATTGTAAGAGTAAGTTCTTCTATTCTCTGTACCAACAAGAGTAGGTAGAACACCTGTACCTTCATAAGCAAAGGATCTAAGTACAGGTTCTGCTGTTCCATTAGATGCCCATAGAGTACCAAAGGCATTCCAGTTAGGTGCGAATCTAACGTCAGCAACACCCCTGATTGGGAATAGAGACTGCTTCTCATCAGGATTGAAGGATACAGATTCAACTGCACCACCAATCTTGTAGATTTGACCTTGACCAACGTAGTCAAATACACGTGAAGCTTCAGCGTATACAATACTGAATGCACGACCTTCACCTGTGTATGGTCTGGTAACACTGTAAGTAGCAGCACCAGTAACATCAATCGGAATAAATCCTTCCCACTGTGGGTTAATACGTACCCACGTTGCAGAACGAATCTTGACTGCTGCATCGAATGTCTTCTCTGCAATAAATCCAACAGTACGTGATGTATGTGTATTGCTGGTATACTGGAAGCCACCAAAAGGATATTGCCAGACTGTCTGGGAGATATATCCCCAATCAATATTTCCAGAGAACCCGTCAGCAACAAGACCATAATCAAAGGTTGCACCTGGTGTGAAGTTAGATACAAGTGAGACTGTGTAGTCTGGATCTACTACCGCAACAACACCAACGTTGATTCTGACAACTGATCCTGTAGATGTACCTGAGAGGATCGTGTTTGTAGTGATCTCCTCGACAGTAGCAGTACCTGGCAATGGACCGAAGTCTGTATAACCAAATGGTACGATAGAACTATCGTTGTAATCCCAAGTAACTCTCTCAGCGTATGCATCTCCAGTGAAGACTGGGATGACACCAAATGGTTGCTCACCGTATGTTCTCTTAATGTTAGAGACTTCACCTGCAACATCAACAACACCAGAACCTCTCCAGTTAGGTATGAAGTTGACCTTAACGTTGGATTGTAGTGGAGCGAGAGTACCAGTAGCAAGGTAATCTGTAGTGACTCTCTCCTCGCCACCACCAATTTTGTATAGACTACCAGAACCATCATAGGTAAAGGTGAATGCCTCGTCTGCTCTAGAGAAGTTGAACAGTACACCAGATCCAATCTCACTAGTAGTAGTTCTCTCTGCAAGAGTACCAGTAACAAGATTTCTAACGAATCCAATCCATTTAGGTTTGGTTCTTCCTCTACCTTTACCAAATACTTTAACATCACCAGTACCAATCCAGTTAGGTACAAAGTTCTGTTTAGCAGTACCCTTAAGTTGACCAATACCGTATGGGTATAGAGTACCAGTGATACTAAGAAGACCCCAGTCAAGGTTGGTTGTCTTACCAACAGACACTGGAGCATGTTCAATCGAGTTTGTAAACGTACCCGAATGAGGTGCAATCTGATATCCACTAGGATCTACAGTTGCAGTTATTGTAGGATTAACTTGTACTACAGAACCAGTACTTATACCTGACAGTACTTGGTTTGTAGTAATGATTTGATAGGACTGTATCGGAATCGTTCCGTAGTCCTCATATTCAAATTCAACAACAGCAGAACTATTATATGCGTATGTTCTTCTGTTATCTTCGCTATTAATATTAGGTAGAGTACCTGAACCCTCAAATCCAAATGTACGCTTAACTTCTGAGACTTCTCCTGAAATCTGGGCTGTACCTGATCCCACCCAGTTAGGTCTGAAGGAAACCCCTGCGTTACTCTTGAATCTGAATAGTCCTTTGGACTCAATTGAAATACTTCTAGTAACTGCACCAGCACCAAGCTTGTACAGTTCACCTTCACCAGATTCTTTCTTAGAGAAAGCTTCCGTTGTGAGGGACTGGATCCCAAACAGCCCGTCGAATTCGAGGTCTGGAACCCAGTGTGTAACCGCACTACCTGTGACTCGTACTGTACCCTGAACGATCCAAGGAGCAGACAGACGATAGTAAGTACCGACCATCTCGAAGACAGTACCACTACCAACCCATGCATGTAGAACTGTCCACGTTGTAGCAGTCTTCGGTCTAACAAAACCGTAAGGTCGGACAGTATCTGTGTAAATTATTCTACCCCAATCATCAACCGTAACAGCTTCTACGTCGTTGATGGATCCACCGTCTATGACAGTGGTGGGTGTTAATGCTAATGAATTTAGACCGTAGTCAAGTTGTATAAACTCTTCAACACATGAAGGATTCCATGAATATGTAAGTTTCTCGCCACTAAAAATTCGCAACGCAAAACTAGATCCATAAGGACCACCTATACCAGTTGTATAGACATGCGTTGCCATTAATTCAGTATCCCTCCACTAAAACAAAAAGGGGATCCAATAACGAATCCCCTCACACATAATAATGAATTCAATTGAATCAATCAGTCTAGGCTGACGTTCAGAGTCACTTTGATTTGGTCACCAGCGTTTTGAATAGCGTAAGGACCATTTGTGAACCTTTCAGCGAAGAATATCGCATCATAGAGTGTCACAGAACCTGTTCCATCAAGTGCTTTAGTAGTCGTGAAGGTGTTTGCATCAGGTGTTTCAAATACAATGTAAGTACCAGCAGTAGTTGTGGTATTACCTGTTCCCTGATCGATATAAACTGCATCGCCTGGTTCTAGACCATGACCTGTAGCAGTTACTTTACTGAAGTCAAACTTAACAACGTCATTACCGTTAGAAGTCTGAATGTTCTCAATAAGAACGTTATTGAGGAATACAGTTACTGTTCCGTCTGTATCATCTGTCTCGTAATCGATACCAGTGATAACTGTAGCAGCATCGATACCGTTAGGTGTAGTTGTCTGAGAAACTCTCATTCCAAGAGCAAGATCCTCAGCAACGTTTGCTTGGAATACCAAGTCGCCACTAACAGCACCACCGTTTGCCTTACTTACATAAACTGTAGTACCAACGATTCCAGTAACACGTGCTCCCTGAGCAACGTTAGTTCCTGTAACACGCTGTCCAACAGCAATTCCAGTTGTAGATGTAACAACAACTTCGAACTCACCAGCAGTACCAGTAGCAGCAGTAGTTGAAGCAACAGCAGCAAGAGTGATATAGTTGTTTCCGATAGTACCACGAACACCAGACTTAGAAATCTGTGTACCAGTAGCAGCAGTACCAGCATCAGCTACACCATGAATGGTTGTAGGCATGTTGTTAGCACGTGAAAGGAAATAACCGTATACGTTACCAGCAGGACCATCAAATGTGAATGTTTGCTCTGGATAAGAAGCGGTTGTACGACCTCTACCAAAACTCAATGGTTGTGCAGTGAAGTTACCAGTGTTCTTAACACTTAAGTTAAGTGTAGTACCATCAATGTCAACAACGTATGCACCAGTGCCGACAGAACCACCAGTAACATAGTCACCTTTTTTAATACCTGTGTTAGAAGCAACCGTAACTAGGTATGTACCAGATGTACCATCTCCATTAGTTGTGGTAACAGCAGTTGGTTCAGTCTCGATTCCCCAACGGTTACCGTTCAGCAAGATACCATATTGCTGTGCATAATCCTGATCAGTCCTATTATTGATGATTGGAGGATATCCTGTAGTAGGTGCAGAACCGTAACCGTTAGTGTTGTTATCGGTGTATGGTTCGAAATATCTTGTCTGCGAGGGAGTATCACTCTCAGCAGGATATGTATCTGTTGTAAACAGCTTCAGAATAAGGTTTCTGGGTATATTCTGAGAATAGTTAAGCAGATTCCTTAGAGAATCAATTTCGCCGTTGTCGGTTACTAAGAGTGCCATTGGTTAACCTTTCCTAATTACGTTGCTATGTATGATTATTTATAACCACGAGGTATTTATAGTTTTATCCTCAGTGCCACGCTAGCCTTACTGATGTTCAGCACATGGTTTACGTTAAATCTGAAGATGTCACCAGCATTAACTGTGGTGTTCCAAGTCGAAAGATTATCGTCTTTCGATTTTATTTCTGTAGAGGTATTTAGTACACCTAACTTTGGTGTTTCTGTACCTGTTATTGAAGTGAAGTTTGGATAATCATCGTAAGCACACTTCAATATATCTATTTCAATATTACCTGCGATGTCTGCTACTAGAATCCACGACTCGATAGTACCAGTAACATCAATTGCCATATCACCCTTTGGTCCTATTGCCATTGGGAATGATCCTGCATCGATAACAAAGTTAAGAGTTCTTGTTAGATCTGCTGTAGTTACTAAAGCAACACCAGAAAATCTATGTCCAGAAGTAGGTGGAGTACTAAAAACGATTTGATCGTTTGAAACGATGTAATCGGTATTTGGTTTAAGAACTACATCATTGATAGAGATCAATAATTGTTGTTCATCTATTGGTGTATATGGTGATCCGTTAACAGAAAGACTGAACGTATCTTGTGTACCATCAAATCCACCTGATATATCATCAAGTATTAGGTTTGTATACTGTGTAGACTTGGTTGGAATTTGATAATTAACATCCAAGTTATACGCAGGGTTCTCTCTCAGAGCAACACTATGTTGCTGAGATCCAACTCTAACTGTATACTCTGCCATTATGACGATACTCCAGGATTAACTTCCACTAATCCTTCGATAACTCTTGTCTTGTATCCAGTTGGAGCAGTCAAGAGAATATCATAGACATATCTTCTACGGTCTAAAGCACCTGTTTCTGTACTATTCATTGATATACCAATCTCACCAGCAGTTCGATTGACAAATACCAAAGGTACAGCAACTGCCGTTGATGATGCGTGACTAGTTTTAAAATTAGCCTCACCAGTATATCCTGTCATGTTCAATGGCGTACCATCTTTATTAG